AAAGTTAAAAATTGAAAAAATAACTGATTTTTTCATTAAAACATTAGATACATTCAGAAATGGCATTGACTGGGGTTATGCAACAGATCCTGTCGCTTTTGTTAGATGGGGTTATGATAGGACAAGGCAAAGAATTTATGCAATCAGTGAATATTATGGAGTTCAAATATCAAATAAGAAATTAGCAACAGCTATTAAAAAAATGATTCCAAAAAATGAAATAGTGACTTGTGATAGTGCTGAACCAAAATCAGTTGCTGAATTAAGAAGTTATGGCATAAGAGCATACAGTGCTAAGAAGGGAAAAGGTAGTGTAGAAAGTGGTGAGAAGTGGTTAGCTGAAAATGAAATATATATAGATCCAGCTAGGACACCAAACATTGCAAGGGAATTTCAAGTAGCTGATTATGACATTGACAGATATGGGGAAACAATACCAAGACTAGTTGATAAAGATAATCACACAATAGATGCTACTCGTTATGCTTTTGAAAGTGATTTGAAAAAGAGAAGAAATTCACAAGATAAAAAATTAATTCGACCAAGAGGAATTTAATATTAAAAATATCGTTCAATAACCTTTCAAAAACCATTTTAAATAAATTTAGGCATAAATTATTGAATGAAAATTGAAAGGCTTTTAAATGAGTTTTAAAGGGGTAAAAATGGGAGCAATGTATGAAGGCTATAAAAAGCTAAAAAACAGTGAAATATATAAGAACTATGAAAGAAATAAAAAGCTGTTTGACGGCAAGTCTTCAGAAGTTTTTTATAACTCAGTTCTTAGTAGAGTAAAACTTGAATATATGGGAGTAATTGATAGTAATAATAAATACTATGAATTTGTGAGAGAAGGAAACACTATTGTAAGAAGAGAAAAGTCATTTAAAGACCTTATTGTTGGAAATAATATACTTGGCTCAATCACTAAGTTATATGCTGAACTTGCTTCTAATAGTGAGCCAACTGTAAATTTAGAAGATGAGAAAAAAGATATATTAAAAAAAATTGATTTACAAGATAAAACATCAGAAGCAGTAGCAATTCAAAGCTATGGTGGAAAATTTTTATTAAAAGGTTTCATAGTTGACAATAGTCTATATTTGGATATAGTTGCACCTCATCAGTATTTTACAGTACCTAGTATTTTAAGTGAAGAAATTATAGATAAATATGTAATTTTTACTGAAGAGAAAAGAACTTTAAAAGCTGAAATATATAGTGAGGGCTGTACAGAATATAGAATGTACAAAATAGAAGGTCAAAATTTTGAGGAAATAGACTATGGAGTTGACTTAACTCAATATGGAGCAACAAAAGATGGTAAAGGCTGGAAAAAAGTATATAAAGGCTGGCAAGTTGTAGAAGTTCATAATCTATTCAAAAGAAGTGATTATGTTGAAGATTTAGTTATCTTAAACAGGGAACTTGTAGTTGGAGATACTTTAACAAGCCAGGCATTTGATAAAGTTGCAAATCCTCTACTTCAAGTTCCAGAGGGGGCTTTGGAATATGATGAAGAGGGAAATTTAACTGTAAAAATAAATGATAGGGTCATAATAGTAGATCCAGAAGACAAGGATCTGAAACAGGTTGAGCTAAAAACTAAAACAGAAGAATGGAAGACACACAGAACTGGAATTGTTGAGCAGATATATATAGCAACTGGAACAAATGAACAAGCATTTGGGCTTAATAAAAATGGAACAGCTGCATCAGGAGAAGCAAAAAGAAGAGATTTAGAAAGAATTATATCAACTGTTATAACTAAAAGGGATAGAGTATTTGCAGGATTTGAAAAAATAATTAAATGGGGATATTCAATAATTCATAATAGTGAATTAGATATAACGATAAGTGGTAAGGATATTTTAAGTCTTGGAGTTGGAGAAAAAATAATAATAGCAGTGCAAGGAATAACATCAGGAATTTTAAGTATAGAAAGTGCAATTAAATATGTAAATATTGGTGATGTTGATATTGATGAAGAAATGACAAGATTAAAAAGTGATTTAGCATATAAAACTAAGTTAATAGAAGCATTGCAAACTTTATCACAGTTGGATACAGAAGAAAGAGTTGCAGGTCTTATAAAAAAACAAGCTGATGAATTAATGGAGGAGTTAGGGTTAAATGAGTAAGAAAAAAAGCCTTTTTCCACACAGTGCTGAGAATACTTTACGAAGAGTGTTCAATCTTAATTCAAAGATAATTTTAAAGAAAATGAAAAAATCAACAGAGGAAGATTTTTCAGATGTTGAGTTTGATAATAAAGAAAAAAAGAAAATCATTGAAGATTTAAAAAATGTTGCTATTGCAACAAATAAAGAAGTCTTTAAAAGTTGGAGAACTTTAACTGATGAAGAATTAAAACAGACTGACTTAAAAGGTGCAAAGTACTGGATTAGAGAGAACTATTTAAGAGTACAAAATATGAAAGAAACTTTTAAGGATCAGTTAGGGAAAACAAGAGAAAAAGAAATACAAAATTTATTAAAAACTTTTGATAGTACTATTAATTTTAGGTTTGAAAAATTAAGAAATGGTAACATTTCAAATACTGATATTAATAAACTTATAAGTCAATTAAATGCTAATTATGCACCAAACAAAGAAATGAAAGCATTAATTGATCAGTTACAAAGTAAAAAAAGTTTAGGAGCTAGTGATATTGATAAACTACAAAAATGGGCTAATAGAAGAAATGAATTGTGGGCAAGAAATGAAGCTGGTAATTTATATGCTAATCAACTTCAAGATTTATGGCTTGAAAATGGGATAGAAAAATATATCTGGAGAACTATGGAAGATAATTATGTAAGAATGGAACATGTTGAAAAGGATGGCAAAATTTTTGGAGTAGACGAGGATATTTTACCAGGACAGGAATTTGGGTGTAGATGTTGGGCAGAACCAGTAAAACAAGGAGGAAATAAGGAATGATAGAAAATGAACAAGAAGTAATTGAGTATTTAAAGAAAGAGGAAAATAAGGATTTTTTAAGCAAGAATGGTTTTAGTAAAGTTGAAACTAAGATTGAAACTAAAGAAGTAAAAGTTCCACTTACCGAAGATGAAGTAAAAGCTTTTGTAGAAGGAAACAAAGAACTAAAATCCAAATTATCTGAAGAAATGGTGAAAGGCTATTTAAAAGAAAAATTAGGTGTAGATGTTAATGATGACACTTTAAAACAAGGTTTAGTTTTAGGGGGAACAGTAGAAAATATCAAGAAATTAGCAGTTGGAAAAATTTTATCAGGAGTTAAATATGGAGATTTATTAATGTCAAAAATAGATTTTACAAAAATTAACTTTAAAGATGATAAAATTGAAGGTTTAGATGAGCAACTTACAAAACTTCAAGAAACATATAAAGATTTATTTAATCCAGCAGGAACAGGAGGGCAAACAACTCCACCAGGATTACCAAAGATAGCTCCTACAACAGAGCTTGAAAAAATAAATCAAGAAATTGAAGAATTAAGTAAGAAACCTTCACAACAAAACAGAGCAAAAATAATGGTTTTAATAAGTAAAAAAGAAGAATTAGAAAAAAAATAGGAGGAACAAACAATGCCAGATATTATAACAATTGAAAGAATCATAGGGAAAAAGGAAGATTTAACACCAGCTTTAGCTTATACAAATGCTAATAAAGCACCTTTATATATTAATTTGGTGAACTTAGGAAACATTAATTCAACAACACAAGCAAAAACTTCTTGGGTTGACTACTCATCAGAAGGGACACAAACAGCTATAAAAACAAAAGTAACAGCAGCTTCAGCAACATCATTTATTGTTGAAGATGCCTCAATATTTACTGCTGGATGCTTAGCAGCAATAGGAGATGAAGTTGTACAAGTTGTATCAATATCAGGGGATACTTTAACAGTAACAAGAGCACAGCTTGGAACAACAGCAGGAGCAACTTATGAAATTGGTGAGGAAGTATTCTTTATAAATGATAATTTGGTAGAAGGTGCAGATTTGCAAGGTGCTAATTATAAAGCAGGTGTAAACTATGACAATAATACACAAATTATAAGAGAAGAAATCTCTTTATCAGGAACTGCAACAGCAATAACTCTACCTTCAGGTGGAGGAACAGATGCTTATACATTTGAGCAAATAAGAAAAATGGATAAGGTAGTTGGAAAAATAGAAAAAGCAATAATTTCAGGAAAGAAATTTGAAAGTGGTCAAAAAAGAGGAATGGACGGGGTTAGAAGTTTCTTAGCAAAAGGGCAAGTAGTTGATGCTTCAAACAATGAAATTTCATTAGAAATCATAGGGAATGCCTTAAAGAAAATTTTTAATGCTGGTGGAGATCTATCAGGTGGAAACTATGCTTTATATGTTCCAGGAGTGCAAAAGATGAAAATATCAAAATTACTAAAAGATTATATTAATTCTAATCCTCAAAATACTACATTAGGGGCTGTTGCAACTCATGTGGCTACTGACTTTGGAACATTACCAATAATAATCTCAAACAACCTTCGTTCAACTGAAATCTTAATTTTAAATCATGATGATATAACATTAAGACCATTACAAGGTAGAGATTTATTTCATGAGTATATGGGGAAAAGAGGAGACTCTACACAGGGTTTAATACTTTCTGAATTAACTATTGAAGTTAGAAATATCCATACAATGGGAATGATAACGGGGTTAAAAAAATAATAAAAGGACAATGTCCCTGACAATGAGGTCAGGGATATTCCCAAAAGGGAGGAATAATGAAATTAAAACATAAAACATTTGATAAAGTGTCAGTATATTGTAATGGAGAAGTGTATAACTTTGTTAATGGAGAAATTGAAGTAGATGAAGCAATAGCAAAAGAATTATTAAAAAATCCAGCTATTGAAGAAATAAAAGAAGTGCAAGAAGAAAAAACTAGAAATATTGAAGAACAAAATCAAGAAAATGTTGAAGAACATGATGAAAAGAAAAAAGGAAGTAAAAAATGATAGGCTATGTTGAACTTGAAGAAGCTAAAAAGTTTTTAGAAGTTAGATATTCAAATATTAATGAAGAAAATCTAAAAAGAGCTTTGTATCAAGCATTTGACAAAATTGAAAATATTGGTGCTAGGGAAGGATATAAGACAGAAAAGAATTTTCCAAGAAAAAAGGATAAACCAAGAGTTTTAGAGCTTATAAAAAGGGCACAAATATTAGAAGCCTATGCAATTATGTCAGGTGGGAATGAGGATATAAAAAGGCTTGGGAAAGGGATAACAAGTAAGTCTATAAGTGATATGTCTGTGAGTTATGACAGAAGTCAAAAAATTGGAGATATAACATTTGCTTCTGTAGAGGCTGCAAGGATAATGAAAAGATTTTCAAGGAGAAGTTTTTAATGCAAGATATAGATAATGGTTATAAAAAGATAGTAGAAGAATTAAATAAATTTAATACTGGAAAAGTAATAATCTATATTGATGATAAAGCAATATATCCTAATGGTATGAAAGTAGATATTATAGCAATGTTAATGGAATATGGAGAAGAAGAGTTTGATGTAGCTTTTCCTGCTCGTCCTTTTTTCCGTTCAGCATTTGACCCGCATATAGATGATTTAAATAATTTAATGGAAAAATGTGTGGATAAGATAACAGAAGGAAATTTAACTGCTAGAAAAGCTTTTGAAAAATTGGGAAAAGAAGCAGTTAAATATGTAAAGGAATCAATAATGAATGGATATTATGCACCTTTAGCTGAAAGCACAGTAAAAGCTAAGGGAAGTGATAAACCTCTTTATGATACTGGTACTCTTGTAAGAAGTGTTAAGTATAAGATTGAATAGGAGTAATTATGGAATTTACCTTGGAAGAATTTGCTGGTGAAGAATTAAAAATTTATGAAGTAACTAGAAAAATAACTGGTGATATTGATAATCCAAAAGGAAGTGATTATAAATTTAATGCTGCAATGCTTATATGTAAAAAAACTTTAAGAAACTATAATCCAAATTCACAAGATGGTGGAAGAATTATAGGTGATTTAAGTGGAAAAACATTAAAAATTGTGGGATTAAAACTAGATGATGTTATTGAAATTGAAGGATATAAATATAAAGTAACTGAAATATTACCAAGAATTTATGCTGATTTTGTGGAATTTTCATTGGAGTTGATGAGGAATGGACAATAGAGAACTTGAAGTATTCTTATTGAAAGAAATGAAAAAGATAAATGATAAGTTCCAGATAAAACCATTTGTTGATTTTAAACATGATAGAAAATTAACTTTACCTCGTATAGTTTCAAGAACTCTTAGTAACAAAACCATCAATAAATTTGAAGATAGAGAAGAGGGGGAAAAAGGAGTTTTCAAGCAATATGAAGTTCATCAACATGTTATAAGTTTTTCCTTTACTTTATCTGAAAATGAAAGTTTTGAAGATGTAGAAAAAATAAAAGAAAAATTTGAACATAAAATAGGCTTTGATTGGTTTATAGCAAGAAGTGGAAAAAGTATAGTTATAGAAGAGGTTACAGCAACAGTAGATTTATCAGAATTAACTAAGGATAGTTACACAGAAAGATATAGCTTTGATATGTATATTAATACTCTTGAAGAAAATATTGCTGAAATAGAATATATTAAAAAAGTTGAAATAGATATAGAAGCAAAATAAGGAGGAAAGAATGTCAATAATAGTAGGAACTGAAAAGAAAATAGTCTTTTTAAATGTTCATAAACCAGCACCAGTTGCACAAGCAACAGTCAATGTAATAGGTGTATTTTCAGTAAAAAAAGCAATTACAGAACAAAAAATAAATAAAATTGAAGATGTTACAGGATTAACTTCTGATGATGATATATATAAAATACTTCAAGCAGTTTTTAATGCAGGAGCACAAGAAGTATTAGTTTATGGAAAAGAAGTTCAAGGTAGTAAATATAAAGAATTTTTTGATGAAGTAAAAAATGACTGGTTTGGAACAGTTGTAGATACAACAGATATTGCAGAAATTGCTAAAATTTCTAAGGAAATTGGAGCAAGAAGAAAAATGCTATTTGCTGAGATTTCAAAAGATGAAGCTGTAATGAATGTTGATAATAAAGTAAAAGCAATTGGAGAAGATACAACAGCTCTATTTTTTAGCAAAAATGATGAAACAGTTGCAGGAGCTGTTGCAGGGTACACAATATCAAAATTTCCAGGTTCAACTTTGATAGCAAATAAATTAATAAATGGAACAATAGATAGTGGAATGTTTGGGGCAGAACAAAGTAAACTAGATACTTTAAACTGTAACTATATTGCTTCAATGAAAGGTCAATTAGGTCTCGCTAATGGAGTAACTGTTGTTGGAAGTAGTATAGATTTTGAGCACTGTGCAAAGGCTCTTCAATTTAGATTAGAGGAAGATATTACTTTATGGTTAAAAGCAACACCAAAACCAACATTTTATGATATGAGTCCATTGAAAGATACTATTTTAAAAAGAACTGGACAATTTGAAACTATGGGTGCATTAGCAGAAGGAAAAACTACTGTTACCTTTATTCCTATTGAAAATATTCCACAAAATGATATTTTAAAAGGAATATTAACAGGAGTAAAAATTAATTGTTACTATACTTATGGAATTAAAGAAGCTAGAATAGATCTTTATTTTGCAGTATAGAAGGGAGGTAAAAAATGCCAAAAAATCATTATAACTATAATCCAAATAAAGTGGATTTAATTATAGATGGAATTAGAATGTATGACTTTGGGGAAGATGTGAAGTTTACAGTTGCATATGAGGAAGATTTTAGAGAAGTTATAACAGGAGTAGATGGAGATTCAACAACAGTAGAGCATAATAACAGAAATGCTTTAATTACTTTAAAAGTCTTAGCTGCAAGTCCATTAAATGTTACTCTTAAAAAACTTGCTTCAAGTGCAAAAGAATTTGGAGTTTTAGTTGTAGATGGAAACTTCAATGGAGATATTGGGTCAAATGCTTCAAAGGCACACTTTGTAAAGATAGCTGATTTTAATGCTGAGAAAGCACCAAAAGCAAGAGAGTGGCAAATAAGAGTTATTGATTTAAAAGAAACAAATGACTTATTAAAATAGGAGTGAATGATGAAAAAAGAAGAATTAATGATAAATAATAAAAAAATAGTTTTAATGGAACAACCTTCACAATATATTCTTGATCTTGAAAAAAGATTTTCAGATAATGATTTAGTAGGGTATTGTGAAGAAATTTTGAAATATCCAGCAGATACTAATCCAAAACTTGAAGAATTATTGAACATTCCTGACATAGTAAAATATGGAGATTTGGAACTATCTTTAAAAAAAGAAAATGGTGAAAAAGATCTATATCTAGCACAAGAAATATTAACATCTGTTGGACAAAATAAACATAATCCTGCCTATGTTGCAGAGTTCTTTTTAAAAAGATTAAAAAAAGATGTTAATGATTACAAATACCATGAGCTTGTAAAAATGGGAGAAGAAGTTTTTAAGCAAGTAGGTGAATTACTTTATTTAGTACAAATTAGGGAAACATTTCGTAGAATGTAATGATATTAAATATAATGCTGAAAGCATAGAATATATGATTACTTGTATAAGTGGATATACTAAAAATTTTAAAGATACTGAAAATTATACTATTAGAGAATTACAAAGGTATTTTGATAGACTTATAACATATATGGAGGAAATAAAAGATGGCAATTAGAACTTTAAGTATAAACATTATGAGTTACTTAAAAGGGCAAGGCTTTCAAGCTGTTAATAATCAAATAAATGGCTTAAAGTCTAGTTTGTCATCTTTAAAATCTGTAGCAAGTAATGGTCTATTTCAAATGGCTGCTGGGTATTTTGCAATATCAAGCTTAGTAGGAGAATATAACAAAGCTGTTGAAGCTAGCAATGAAGCATTAGCAAACGAAACAAAATTATATGCAGTTTTAAGAGCACAAAATTTTAGAGATGAGCAAATTGAAGGTTTAAAAGAATATGCTTCAGAGCTTCAAAATGTGGGAGTTATAGGAGATGATACTTCTTATGCTGGAATAAAACAATTAGCAACTTTTAAATTACAAGAAGAAAGCATAAGAAAATTATTACCTAGAGTTCAAGACTTGATGGTTGCTGAAAAAGGACTAAATTCAACAAGTGCTGATGCTGAAAAATGGGCTAAAACTTTGGGGATTGCAGTTTCTAGTGGTCAAGTCAGAGCATTAAAGCAAGTAGGAGTTGTTTTAGATGAACATACTTCAAAATTATTTGAAAATGCAAATGAACAAGAAAGAGTTGCAATACTATCAAAAGAATTAAAAACAAGAATTGGAGAACAAAATGCTGAATTTTTAAAAACACCTGAGGGAAAAATTGCATCAGCTCAAAATAGAATAGGAGATGTTTATGAGTATATTGGAGGACTTGTAAGAGATACAAGAGCAGATTTTTGGAGTATGATTGCTGATAATGCTGAGTGGATTCAAGATTTTTTAGGTGGGCTTATAAAAGCAGGAGCTGGAGCATTTAACACTATAACTAGAACAATAGGTGGAATATTTAATGTTCTTAAAGCATTACCACCAGAAGCAAGAAATACTATTAAATTAATAACTGGATTTTTGTTATTAAAACAATTTCCGATTATTAGTGGTTTTTTGATAATTGAGGATATATTTGCAGCATTTCTTGGGAAAGAAAGTTTTACAGAAGATGCTATAAATGCAATTCTTAAATTTACTGGAACTGATTATAGATTTGAAGATTTAAGAAAAGGCATTGCTGATTTTTGGGATTTATGGATAAATAAAGCAGATTCAGGCATAGAAAAAATTAGCTTAACAACTAAAATTTTATCTGATTTACTAGATATTTTACAAGGTGGGGCTGGATTACTTCAAATGATATGGGGAGCTACAGGTGGTTTTATTATTGATACTGGGCGTATATTGGTTGGAGACTTTGAAAATGTTGGGAAATCAAGCTTTGGAAATATAAAAGGCGGTTGGAATAAACTATATGGTGCAGGACAACATATGAATGAAACAGATGATATGTACCAAAAATATGTCCTTGATGAAGCAATGAAACAACAACAGAAAGAGTTTGAAACAATGAAATATGTTCAAAAAAATCAAGGAAATATCGCTTTTCCAGTAGAAAAGGAAATAGTAATTCCAGGTTCAGCACCTATTACCCCTTTATCAACTTATGGATTTCCTTACGAAAACAAAACAGGAACTAATTATGAAACTTATGAAAAAAATAAAGAAATTCAACAACTTTTAAATAATGAAAAAAATAAATTGAATGAGCTAGAAGTGCCTATAAATACTACATTAACTTATGAAATTAATGATAATAAGAATAAAGAAATTCAGAAGTTTTTAAATACTAAAAGAAATGAAATAAGTAAAGTGG